AATGGCAATACCCTTCGGACCCCTATGAAAATGATGTGACCTCTTTGGAATTACAGATGTCGACCTCGGTACGGAATAGGAAAAATTATCTATGCCCAAGCGATTTTGAAAAAGATGTAGTGCTTGCAATAGCCGAGGAAAAGTATAAGCATGTGAGATGGCATCTTCGCAGCGACTTTTTCTCTTATCAGCATTATCTTGACGCAATCTACAATTTGGAAGGCACGTCTTCACCTGGCTATCCATTGTGCATTTCTTATGCTACCAATAATGCTTATTTTGGCGGCGTCGAAAAGATTTGCTGGAGCCAAGAAAAGATTTTGGAAATGTGGGACACCGTTAACCGTATGGTTAATGAGAATACCAACCCTTATTTTCGAGTCTTTGTCAAGAATGAGCCTCACAAACCAGAGAAGGCAGCTGAAGGTAGGTGGAGATTGATTTTTGCTGCTCCTTTGGCGTTTCAAATCATAGGTCACATGCTCTTTGACACCCAGAAAGATCTTGAATTACAACGGTGGCAAACCATACCCAGTGCTTACGGATTAACTTTGTATCACGGGGGTTGGAAAGAATTGCGCCGTTTGCTTATTCAGAAGGGTTTTGACGGGGCTGTTGATAAGAGCGCGTGGGATTTGAATTCGCCATATTGGGTTTATGAGTTGAAATTGAGATTGCGTGATGCTTTGATCCTAAATAAGGATTCTAAGCATTATGACTATTGGAAGCAATTAGCGTCCTGGTATTACAGCTGTTCGTATGAGAAGTCTAAGATCGTACTCACGAATGGTCTGTTTTTCCAACAAACGATACCAGGTATAATGAAATCCGGATTGCCAATGACTATTGATGACAATTCAAGCGCTCAATTCTTTTTGCACGCTTTGGCGTGTTTTAGGTTGGGTCGCTCAGTCACAGACCTTTGGGCAGTGGGTGATGATACAATACAATCGTATCAAGATCTTGACGCTGCCTATTTGCGTGAATTGACATTGGCTGGATGTGTAGTGAAAGAACATCTTTACTGCCCAGACCCCGAGTTCGTTGGTTTCACTTTTCACGATTATGGATATTTACCGAATTATTTATCCAAGCATTTTGCTGCTTTCATGCATCAGAAGGCCGAATTTCGTGAAGAGACGCTAATGAGTTATCTTGTACTATATGTACATCACCCCACATTGTACACCGTGTGGGAGAGAGTAGCTTGCTCGTTTGGCTACCATGTTTATAGCAAGATGTACTATAGGATGATAGCTGACATGCCTAGATTCTAGGCATACCTACATCTTCGTGTGTGTTATGTTGCTGTAGCCAGC